TTATCTGTGTCTCCAAATTTTCTAACCTGTAAGGAGAATGTACTATACTGTTCTTCACCATCTAGATCTCCTGGTTCTCTTAAATTTAATATACTAATTTTACAATCTGTATTTGTTTGAGTACCATCTGCTATTTTATGTACTTTAAATAATGGTAATGTAGTTCCTCCATCATTTACAAATCCTGATTCTATAAAAGGAGTAGCTGCGTGGTCATATCCTTCTGCATACCCACCATTATTATTAGAACCTGTAAATTCGTGAGAAGGTAATCCTACTAATTCAATATTTGTGATAGTAGTATCTGTTTGGTATTCTCTAAAGTTAATTTTAGGGAAGGCATAATCAACATAAGAATCCGAACCTGATCTTGAATTATCTGGATCCGTTCCTATTGCTCTTGTAATGTAATTAGGAGAACTAGGATTTATAGACATAGATATTGATGTCTGTGTAAAATCTGATCCTAATAAATGTAAACAAAAAGTACTATTAAACGCAGCACCACCTGAAATAGCGTTATTAAAAGAAGCTGAGGCAACTTTAGATGTTCCTACTCCTTCTATAAAAGATCCAGAAAGATTAATTGAAGCTTCATTTTTAGAAGGATGTAATACTGCTAATATACGTTTTACACCTGAATCATCAGCATCCATGTTTCTAATAGCTACTAGTCCATTATCATCATATTTCCATCCACCACCACCTAAAACTCTTACTACTGTAACTGTTCCTGCGTTTCTTAAATAGTTTCTTACTGTTAATGGAACATATGTGTCCTTACTATAAGATCCAAATCTCGCTTCATATTCTGCAAATCCTCTACGGATAACTGTAGGAACAAATGCTGGTCCTTTTTCTGTAGGTCCAACGATTGCTGCACCAATTTGTCCAATACCTTGTGGTAGGAATGATAGGTCGTTTTCTCTTGTAAATACACCTGGTGAAATAATATTTTCTGCCATTTTATTTTTATTTGATAGTTGTTATACTCATTGTTTGCTTACATATATAAATATGAAAAAAAATCACAAACCTAAACTAGTATAGGCGACTATTTTAGTCACCTATAAATATAAAATGTATTTTAAAAAAGTAATTAAGACGCTTGAGGGGTAAAAGTTCCAGCTTCTATATTAACTGTTCCTATCCCATATTTTGCTGATAAATCTTTACCTAATGCTTCTTCTCTTTGCTCAATAGATTTCATTGCTTGTTTTAATTCATCTTCAGTTTGGTTCAATTTTTCTTTTTGAACGTATAACTGACCTAAATTATAAACTAACTTATCTGTATCTGCTTGAAGTTGTTTAAGAGTATTTAAATCGTTTTCTTCGATTTTTTTAGATTCCGTTGATTTTGGAGATTTTTCTTTTGTTTTAACTGCCATAACTTTATTTTTTAATTATTGTTCCTATATACATATATGCGAATTTTAGAAGACGTCTATTTTAGATTGTATTTATTTTTTCAATGTTAGTAGTAGCTACATTATTTACTTTAGCTATACTTAATGATGCTACCCCTATTATATCATTCCCATATCCTGAAGCCGCGGGGGTAAAATCTAATAGAGGGATTGTACTAAAGTTAGTTCTATGATTAACAGCCCCATCTTCTTCAAGATCTCCATCATTATAATCAAGTCTTGTAACTAAAGCTACAGTAAAAGCACTATTATTATTAATGTCATTTACAGCTGTAGAATTTAAAGCTATATCATTAGTTCCACTATTAGAATTTGCAAACGTGTCTCCAGTAGCACTATTAGAATATAGTGTACTAAAATCAAGATTATTAAAATCTGCACTTGCAAGTGTTGTGTCTTCCCCCGTAAAAGCATCTGATTTTACAACAAAAACAGTTTCACCTACAGTAGTTCCTACTGA